CCATCTTGTCCACTAATTCCAGTTATTAATGCTTTTTTCATCATATCTCCAATATTTGTTGTAAATCGTTATACTCTTTAAATTTTCCATTACCAGTCGCAAGAGTCTGTATATTTTCTTTTGACATTTTTAAAAACTTTTGAAAATTATTATTCTTTTTATTCAGAAAAGAATGTGGATTATCTTCATCCTTAACATACATTCTCTTTTGTGGATGTCTCCTAGCGTGAACATGTAATATATTTTGACATACAAACTGTAAATAGTTTTGCCCTAATAACTTCTGAGACATTATAGATAAGCCCTCATCGTCATTATATAACATACATGGTGGTATGTTTACACCAAACTTAATTAAGTCCGTTGATAATACCAAACAAGCTCCACTTATTTTTGGGTTAGTTATATATGAAAAATCAAAATCTTCGGCTCTATCATTTATTTTATTCATCTCTTCTATAGATAATTGTGATTTAGCTTGATTAGTATATAGATGTCCGTTATCATCATCTATAAACTTAACATCTCGATAATCAACATGAACTAATGGATCCCAACTAGCATCCCACATTTTTCTATCTGAAAAACTCAGTAGATATTTATGTATTCCTTGTTCATCCGTGTAGTTAGCCAATGTTTCTATCACTTGAAATGCTTCTCTTGGAAAGAAACTGTCGGTTTCACCCCACATTACATAATCTACTTTCTTACAATAGTTGTAATTCAAATCTCTTCTATAATCAGTATGAAAATAAAATTCATCTTCTTTATCTTTTACTTCATAGTTAACCCAAAATCCCATTTGTTCTAATGTAGCAACACCTTTTTTAAATTTTATATACAACTCATGTTTCTTAATCATGTTGGTATCAACTTTTTCAAAGTGTTGTAGCATATTAAAACACAAATCAATAGTTACATTCTCTTTATTCTCTACGGTTTCTAATAAATTCACCATTCCGTTTATGAAATCATTATACATTTCGATTTCAAACCACATTACATGAGTTCCTATTACATACCTTCTGGTCAATTTAGTCATAATATATAGCCAATTTCGTTTTCAAAATCCGTTTCTAAATATTTGTAAGGTCTGTCAATATATTCCGATACCCTTTTCATCAATTCACTTTCTTCATCTCTATTTATATCATCAAAGATAATTGGAACATCAGTATTAAATTTATCAATGTGTTTATAAAAACCACCTCGTCCCCAACCATGTGAAAAACCACCTGGTCCATCAACTAAAATTAAATCATAACTATTTGGTAAATTTGAAAACAAATCGTCTGGATGATACCAAGCTTTATCGTTTAAAAAACCATTGGGTTTTGTATAAGTTTCATCATATGATTTACTTCTACAATTTATATAGGTTGTATATTTTGAATACCTATCAAACCATTCGGGTTGATTTTCAACGGAATATAAATTATAAATTTTACCCAAACCTACAGTTGAACCTGGACCACTTCCTAATTCCAATATAGTTTTACCATTATCCAATATACTTTCTATAAATTCAACAGCAGCTTTATTTATTGAAACACCACCGTATTCTATATATTCATCTTCAGTTCTTAAAATGTATTCCATGTATTACCTCTCACTAGTTCCACTTGGTTGTTCATGTGTCATCAGTATATCAGTTAAACAACAACACATCATATCTCTTTGTGTTAAACCCGATTGTTCAAGTTTATCTATACCTATCATACCAGGACCAGAACCTATGGTTTCACCAACCGCTTGTTTATACACCTCCCGTTCAAACAAACCAGCAGCTGCAAATTGCCAGTAAGGAGACTCCGATGAATGAAACAACCACAAGTTTTTACCCCTCTTAGAATTTTTATGCCAATGCTCTTCAGCATATTTCCAAACTCTTGTCAACATCAAATGCCCACAATTATTTTCTTTATATTCATCAAATATTTCAGAAAATTTATCACGAGTAAGTTCATCAGAAAATTGATAATCTTCACATAGATATAGAATATAAGGTGAATCTGTTATTGAAAAAAAATCTAAAATAGGTGCACCCCAATCACGATTTAAATCTTGTTGAAAATGTAAGTTCTCTATATACTTTTCATATAAAGAACGGACTTCATCAGCATAGATATCAGTATCGTAATTGATTATAACTGGATATGGATTAATAACATCAGCCCAAACAGGTAAAACTTTTTTTAACAAGTTTAATCTAAATTCCTTAGTACATATAAAATTTTGAAATAAACTAATTTCATGGCCAGTAAATTTATTCATAATATTTTCTCCAATGCTCAATCATATCATCCATCAAGGTTTCAAATGTATATTTTGGCTTCCATCCAAGAGTTTTTCTAATCTTAGTAGAATCACCCTTTAGATACTTTAGTTCTTCAGCTCTCATATATTTTGGATTTTGTGTTACATAATCTTTATAATTTAAATCCAATTTATCAAAAACATATTTACACATATCACGAACTGAATTTGTAACTCCAGTAGCACAGACAAAATCGTCTGCTACATTATGATTTATAATCATGTGCATAGCCTTAACATAATCCTTTGAATGTCCCCAATCACGATAAGCATCCATGTTACCTAAAACTAATTTATCTTGCATTCCCAATTTAATTCTAACAGCTGCCTTGACAACCTTATTGGTAACAAAATTAGCACCTCGTCTTGGAGATTCGTGATTAAATAAAATACCATTAGCACCAAATAAACCATAAGCATGTCGATAATGTTTAACCATATTATACCCAAACACCTTTGTACAACCGTAAGTGCTTGTCGGCTCCATCTTTGTAGTTTCTCTCTGATAACCATCCTCATCTACAGTACGACCAAACATCTCTGAAGAAGATGCTTGATAAAATCTAGCAGTAGGACAGTTATTTCTCCAACCTTCTAGCATATTTAATAAACCAAGAGCATTTGTTTGTACAGTAAATTGTGGAATATCAAAGCTAATCCTAACATGACTTTGAGCAGCTATATTGTATATTTCATTAGGTTGTATAACTTTAATCATTCTCTCTAATGAACTTACATCTAATAAATCTCCATACTCTAAATTTAAATCAGATTCAATATGATCTATTCTATTGTGTTGATTTTCTGGAGTAGAATTTCTTCTTACTATTCCATATACATCATAGTCTTTTTCTAATAATAATTCAGCAAGATAACTACCATCTTGTCCAGCAATACCCGTTATAAAAGCTTTTCTTTTCATTTAAATATCTCCATTTTAGTTAAATCTGGCCAATCTTCAACTACCCATTGTCTCGGTTTGATTTTAATGGCGCTTGGTAATTTATCAAGTCCTAGTTGAGCTGTTTCGGGAGTCATATAATAATGATACCCTATTGTATCTATATTTTGTTCTCTCCAAGGCACATCAGGTTCTCTACCATCATAAGACATTTTTTTTAGTTTATTATAAGCGTTTTTATTATCTGTTAATATCATACCACCCCTACCAAGACTCAAATGTTTTTGAAATTGAAAACTTAAGCACATAAATGTGTTTGGTATATAACTATTTTCTTTCCAAAGAACAGCAGCATCATAAACTCCTGTATTACCTATTTCATAGTAATCTTCCCAATTTTCATCCTTCCACACTAATGGTATATTAAGTTTATTAGAAAGAAATGGTATAGATATATAAGTCCTCTTTGGTATAATTAATTCATCCACATCAAGATATCGTAAGCACAACTCAATGCCATGTGTGCAACTATCTATAGCAATACCGTAACTTGCTCCAAAATATTGTGAAACATCTGTTTCAAAATCACCTACTGATGTCCAACTCATAAAGTAGTATTCCTTAATAATATATTTCCAAAATTACCCATAAAATTATAAACACCTAATTCCTTAAAATTAGGCAAAATATCTTTTATATCTTCTGTAGTGTAACAATTCTCATAAAGTTTTTTATTGCCGACACCGTTAAACTCTATATAAAGGTAATGAACACTATTACTTATGGTTTCTAACCCACCTGATAAAAACTCTTCTTCACCACCATTTACATCTACCCACATTATATCAATCAAATCAATATTTTTACCTAACATCCATGTATCTAATTTAGTTGACTTAACTTTACTCAACTCAAACTGAACATCAGGAAATACATTTAAATGATTATCTGGTTTTTTAACTGAACCAGAAGCACTCCATGTCTTTTCATAATCATACCTCGTATGTCTACGAGTTTCACTTTCACTTTGATAAAACTCTATCTCACCATTGACATCAGATAAAGCAGTTTGTATTAGATTAATTTTCGCACTACCGACATGTTTTTTGAATATATCAACAGACCTTTTATCAGCCTCAAAGGCATATATTTTTGGTTTATCAAATATATTTAAAAAATCTAAACAATCATTTCCATCAAAAGTTCCAACATCAAATATTGTTGGATTCTCTTTATCTATTTTATCTCTAAAATAACTTTTATCTATATCTTTTTCTGTATTATAACTCATCTAAAAACACCTTATCTAATTTCTGTCCCTTATATGGTCCTGTTTTGTATTCATAAACTAATGTATCATGTTCTAATATTAAGTAATTATGACCACCACCTAGTGTTATGGAACAATCACCAACATTAAGCACAGGCTTACCTAATAACTCACCATCCGTGTCATAGAAATGACATTCAACACTACCCTTTATAACAACCCAAGATTCTTGTGCAATTACTTCCTTCTCACCCGATTTCCAAATGTGTTGATGAGGTCTGAATGTATGTCCCTTCTCCATGTTCATAGAAGATAATTGAATGAATGAATCATCACCAACTATATCCCTTCTATGCCCATCTTCTATTGTGTAAAACTCATCAACCTTGTGTATAATATGCAATAGTTTATTTGGTTCTACTTTTGAATATAAAAATTTCATCTTAAATCTCCCAACAATCTGGATGTTTGTTTAAATCTTGTCCGAAAAAGTTTTCAGGATTATGTTTTTGACTTGTTTTTGTATGATTTGGGTTTTCATCCAAATAGTGTTTAATCCTATTTAAATCTTCAATATCAAAGAATTGCCAGTCGTTGCCAGCAGTACTCCTTCTGTGTTTTATAAAGCTACCTCTACCCTCAGATGCGGTTATGTCTTTACCGTCAATTAAAGGCTCATTGTTATCCCATTGACAATGGTGATTTGCTTTCCAACCCAAACCAACATGGATGTCTACGGTTTTCATAACTTCTATCCAATATCTATCATCTAAAACATTAGGAGATAATCTATTATTTAATTCATAAAATTTTCTAGGTACTATTCTTGGATAACCATCTTGCCAATCAAATGTAAACAAATAGATTTGATCCTTTCCTTCATTAACAAGAGTATCCCACCCATCATATCTGTCATTATCTAATAAAATCATATCATCTGTCCATATTAAAAGATATTCGCCAGTAGACATAAAACACATCTCATCATAGTATCTATTTAAAAGAACATATCCATGCCGTTTACCAACGATAAACCTCATAGATATACTATGTTTCTTAGAAAAGGTTTCTATAACTTTAAAATCTGAATTGCCCCATTTAAAATCAGCTGATTTATCAATAGTATTTGTAGGTTCTACTTGATAGTATTTCATACACTCACTTAAAGCATAATCATCGTCTTCATCAAATCTAAATATTAATTCTAAATTTGATATATCATGTGCTTGATTTATAACCGAATCCACCCCTCGATATAAAACATCTGTTCTTTGTCTAGTTGGTATTAAAACTGATATTTTCATAAATCTAACTCTTCTTGTGTTTTTTTCATCATATGATTTCTTAAATCATCTGGTATACCATTGAAATGATAAATCCAACCAAGTTTAGTAAAAGTCAACTCATCATCTAAAATCTCAAATCTATTCATATCTTGCATATTCCACTCGTAGTCAAGTTGTTTATACTCAATCTTTTCTTGCTTAACAAAAAAATTTAATATAGGTTGATCCGTTCCAACTTGATATGTTTCTTGTAATTTAACTATATTTTCTCTATTAGTCAAGTAAAAATTTATTATTTTTTCATAAAATTTTTTATGTTTTTTGTTACATAATATTACACCCGAATTAAAATATTCAAAATAAGGTACATTAATATCAGGAAACATGTGTTTTTTATAATTTTCTATACTTCTACACATCCAATCATAACTACCGTAACTACGCACAACACAAAATTTATCATCCGTTAGCTTAAAAATATCAGGAGCATCAGGATGTATTATTGTATCAGCATCAACAATTAAAACTTGATTATAATCAACACCACTACTATCCAGCAATTGAAATACAAATAGTTTATGCCAATTAGCGTTCATATAATCCTCTGGATATATACGATTTGTTAAAACGAACAATTCACAATCATTAATATCACACCAATATTTCCAACTTTTAACGGAGTAGTTGTAAGGCTTATCCCTTCCTGGTTTTTTATCTTCTGATAAATTAACTATAAAAACTATATTTTTACTCATATTTATGTTTTACCGAATCCCACACCTGTTTCATCAAATCATTTCTCAAAGTTCTATCAAATCCACTAAAAGCCCAAATATACCCATATTTTATAAAGTAAGGAGTTTTATCTTCATTTAATTGCCAGTTATATTTAAACCAATCAAATCTGTTCAAGTGAGTTAACAAATATGGAGCTGGTAATGAATCTACTTTAATATTTTTAATTTGAAGTAAATAGTTATAAGGCGTTTGATCTGTTCCTCTATGTACAGTTTTTTGTAATTCTAATATCTTTTGATTATTTTCGTAGTAAAAATCCTTTAATTCCAATAAAAACTTTTCATGATCTTTATCAAAAATTTGAAAACCGGTGCTTATGTATTTTGTTGTATCAAATTTGTAATTATTAAATAATTTCTTATATCCTTGAACAGCTTGATAAAGCCATTTTAAATTTTCTAATGATCTAAAAGCGGTTATCTTGCCATTAGTTAAATTAAAAAAGTTAGGGGTATCCCATCTAACTATGTTATGACCATCAATTACAGCTATTTTATTATATTGTATATTGGATTGGTTTAATTGATTAAATACATCAAACCACCTAGTCCAAGTAACTCTATGTTTACCTGTATCGGATTCTGATGATTCTTTGTATTCATAAAATATAACATTATTTTTATCACACCAATATTTCCATGATAATTTTGATATTTCTAAGTACTCAAATTGACCATGTTTTTTAAGCATCAAATCACTTTTACTTTTAACACCTATCCAAAATAAAACATTTTTTTTCACAGTAACTCCGTTGGGAAAGATTTTGTTTCACTATTAAAACTATTAACCATTTCTTTTGTTTTCTCATCGATGACACTTTTAAAATTATCATAGTTATCTAGACCTTTTTTTGTCCAAGAAAATGGATGTGTTAGTAATTGTAATTTATCAACTTCATCAACATTCAAATTCAATGGGTAACCATATTTCCAATTATTATTTGAATCAGCAATATACTTAACTCTTAATTTTTTTGGTTGTATTTTATCATAATAGTGAAAATATTTATCGTCATATGCATTTATATACCCATTAATTTTAATATATTCCCTCAACTGATATGGTTTTGGTCTATGAAATGAAAACCTATCCACATTAAGATTAGTGTACTTAGATAAAGTTTCTATATCTTCTACTACAAAAGATTCTAATGAATTTTGAGAATTAAATTGAGAAGTATTTATATGTGCTCCAATATGATGTCCTAAGTTACTGATTTTTTTTATGATATTAATATTTTCTCCCGATAAAGAGTTATAACAATTATTTCTAATCTGAAAAAAGTAAGACGATTTAATCCCAAGCTCCTTGTCTATCTTAGCAATATCTAAAGCTCTATGAGGTGAAAACTCTACATCATGCCGTACAATAGCAAAAGAATTAGTATTATCAGTAACATCAGAATAGTCTATAATTTGATAGTTATCTTTGATAAAATTTAAAATTGTTTTGTATTCTTTAAAAGAAAATTTGTTCATACCAAAACCTCTGTATAATATCTTATCATCTTAGAATATAATGGTTTATTTATATTTAATTTTTTATTAGAAATTAAATCTAATCCATATTTTAATATATTACAATTAGCACCTTTTGTTAATATTATAGATCCTGCTACTCTAGGATTGATTTCATAAATATATGGTATTCCATCATCAGTTAAAAATAACTGTAAGTTTACTATCCAATCCAAATTCATTGATTTAATTATTTTATTTACATAATCGATTACATTGATGTTCATATCAACTTCACTTTTAAGTGATATACCTTCTTTAGAGTTTAATCTTTTAAAAGGTATGGTAACTAATGGATTTCCTTTATCAGCTAATGAATATATAGAATAATCTTGACCATATAACCTTTTCATCATAACAATATCAGATAAGTTATTATTTTTAACGATAATTTTTTTGTATTCGTCTGAATTCATTTTAGGCGAATTATTTAATTTATCAAATATATTTTGATTATCATTTACATATTTTTTTTCTAATATTTTAAATCCTCTACTGCCAGATGATATTCTTGGCTTGACTACAACTTCATTATGTTTATCTATAAAATAATCAAAATCCCTTTTCGTTTTAGGAATACAATAATCAGGACATTTTATTTTCAATGATGACAATTTTTTTAACATTGAGCCCTTATCATTAGCTATTAGTAAGTCATCTAAATTAGTTCCTGGTATTAACACTCCCAAGTCATTAAATTCTTTCTCATGTTTTTTTAATGGTATAAGACTATTTTGTGTTGAAGTACATAATATAACATCAACCTCTTCTATTTTACATATATTTTTGACAAAATTAATATAACTTTTGTTATTTGTTTTAGGTGCTTGATGAAAAGTATCAACTAAAAACCTACCTGGATTTTCCAAATCTATATCTATTCCTACTATTTTATTAACATAATCTATATCCCTTAACATGGATATCAAATTAGGTCCAATAGCCATACTACCACAAACTGCTAAAAGTATGTTCATATACTTATACCCTCTTGATTGTACCACTTTTCATTATTGATAGCTCTATCGTCTATGAATAAATCATAAGCTGGTTTACCTAATTTTAATTCATGATATTTAACACCCCAATCGTTTACTTGTTTTTCAGTAAACTCAAACCAATCCACACCAGATGATGTTCCTCTAGATGTGAAGAGAGTAATACTATGACCTTCATCATATTTTTTATTTATCCAATCTATAACCTCTTGATATGGAACAGAATCTTTATACTCACAATTAGTGGAACATATCGTACCATCTATATCAAAACAATATCTCATACTTGTCCTATTTTTTATGTTCTTCTGAAAACCAATTTAGGTAATTTTCCATACCATCTTCAAATGATGTAAAATCAAAATTACCAAATTCTTCTTCGTATCTATCTAATGATATAGAAACTTTTTTAGGAGCTGAGTCGGCTACATCATTATTAACCTTACCCCTCACAACTCGTTTTTTAAATTTATCACCAATTATTTTTGCCATATCATATATAGTTATTTCTTCCTTACCACCCACATTATAAACCGGCCATTTACCTCTTAAAATAATATTTATCAACATTATACAACAATCTGAAATGTGTTGATATTTTCTATATGAAGATCCATCATCAAATAAATTTATAGTTTCTTGTTCAATTCCTTTTTGAGTTAACTCACTCATAACACGAGAATCACTCATAAGATGTCCTGGTCCATAACATAGAGAAACTCTCGCAGACCTAGCATTGTATCCTTTGTCACTTAATAATTGAATATTGTATTCTCCAGCTATTTTACCAAGAATATATGTTACCCTTTTATGCCATAAGTAAACACTCAAATCATCCGATTCATGATGTGACTTATCAGTTTTGTTTAAAGCATAAACCTCAGAACTACTTATGAATAATCCTTTAGCCGTTGGATTATTAGATAAAACTGAGTCAAATACTCTTCTCATAGCATCAACATTTAAAGAATACGTTTTATCAGCATCAGCTAAAAATTTACCTGGTTGAGCATATCCAGCGCAATAAAAACAAAAATCTACTTTATCAAAAAACCAAGCATCACTGGTTAAATCTCTAGAATAGTAAGTAATATATTTTTTATGAATCACATCTTCTAATCTTTTTGGATCTGAGCTCAGACTGGTTAAAACCAACTTACAATTAAAGTTTAATTCTTCATTTAAATAAACAAAAAAATCTGTTAAGAAACCACCTATCAGACCATTGGCTCCGGTAATTAAAATTGTCTTTCCTTTAAACTCATCAAGTGGCGCTCCAATAACTTTACTTATTTTATCCATTGATTCTTTTAAATATTTGTTCATTATATCCACCTCAATTGTTCTAATATAGAATTTTTATCCATAGCGCTTTCTCTTCTAAGATCATCATAAGAACCATAACTCGTAAGAAATTTTCTTTCCATACCAATTCGATGTACATTAACATTAAATGTATCACTTATAAAATCACCCAAACCACCTACTTTAAAATGATTTTCAACAGAATATACTTTTTTAGATTCTCTTAACAATTTACCTACATACTTTTTAGATTCCGAATTGATATGTGATAAAGTATGAACATAAATCACTCCAATGTTCGGTGACTCTAATACATCATCTAAAATATGTCCTGTGACAAAAGCATATCTACCATCTTTAGATTCTCTAACTACCTCTAAATCTCCAGGCGTAACATCTATCTGCTGTGAATGTTGTTCTTTTGTCAATCTAAAATATTTTGGATGGCCATTTCCCCAAGTATCTTTAAATAAATTTCTAAATTCAACTGGACTAGATGGTTCAAACACTTGCATATTTGGAATTAATCTCATCATAGCAATATCACCATAACAATGATGTGTACAACCCAAATCAGCGTAGTCATAAGTCCCACCAACCGTCACTATTGTCACCTCTGTATTCTGATACCCTATGTCATTTTTTATCTGTTCAAATGCTCTTTCCACAAGAAAGGGAGAAATAGTATGAATAATAGGTCGCATACCCTCAATAGCCATACCACTAGCCATCCCAACCATTGATTGCTCACATATACCTATATTATAAAATCTGTCAGGTGCAATTTGTTCTGTTTCTCTTAAAAGAAAATGACTTATATCACCTATCATTACTACTGATTTTAAATCAGATTGAACTACTTCATGACATAATTTAGCAAACTCAGCTCTCATAAATTTCCTCACAGAATTTTTTATATTCTTCTTCAGTTGGTGCTCGGTGGTGCCAAGCAAACATATTATCTTCTATTTCTTTTATACCCTTCCCCTTAACAGTATTGGCTAAAATAACTTTTGGTTTTTTTACACTACTTAATTTCATAGCCTGTACTAAAGAGTCTACATCGTGCCCATCAATTTCAATTACATCACATCCAAATGACTCAAACATTTGAATATTTAGTTTTGGTTCTAAAGACCTTATTTGTGATTTATTATAGTCTACTACACAAATTAAATTATCTAATTTATTATCAACAGCTATCAAAATAGATTCCCATATTGAACCCTCGTTTATTTCACCATCCCCAATAACACAAAATACCTTTCCGTTTTTTTTCATTATTTTTTTTGCAATTGCAGTTCCAATAGCAATTGGAAGTCCATGACCAAGTGAACCAGTTGAAGCATAAATTTTATCAACTTTATTTCTATCTGGATGACCACCTAATCTACTACCTTTTTTACCAAAAGTCAATAATTCTTTTTCATTAATATGACCTTGGATAACTAATAAAGAATATAAAGCTAGGCATCCATGCCCTTTACTTAAAATCATAACATCATCTTCAGTTTCAACTTGATTAAAACTTTTCATAATTTCAACTATGGATAAAGCACTTGGTATATGTCCATGATTAGCATGATATGCTGCACTTACTATGAGTCTTCTCATTTCTTTAGATATTTTAATCATAAATCTCTCGGTTGTAATATTGGCTCTTTGATAGGCCAAAAGATTTTTAGACTTTTATCGTTCCATTTCAATGTAAATTGATCATCCACATCGGGATAGCCACCTGGATAAGCCCATTTATAAAAGATATTAGCACTTTCACTAGTTATAAGATAACTTAATCCTACGCCAGGTGGTAATACTAAAATATTTTTGTTGTGTACACTAAGTATTTCCCAAGCCCATTTCATATGAGTATCAGAATTTTTTCTATTATCAACAATAACACAATAGACCTCTCCATGAACACAAGTTACTAATTTTGTGCTTTTGTAATCACCATGTATTCCGCGTAAGACATTTTTTGATGAAGTGCTTAACTTATCTTTTACATACTCAACATCGTTATCTTCAGTATCATTTATCGTATAGTAATATCCTCGATAATCTTGATAAGAACTTGGTTGATTTAATTTAACTCCATCAAAAACACCATTAATAATTTTCCTATCTGTAAATTTTTTAGTCATTTATTTGACCATTAATTATGTTAGAAATAAAAACTATTTCGTCATCGGTTATATGTGGATTATTTGGTACATAAAAACCATACCTATCAATTTCTGTAACATTAGGTAGCTCTAATTTACCATATTCTTTTACATAAAATGGTTGAGTTCCCATTGAGCCACATATCATAGGTCTAACCTCAACACCATTTTTTTCCAACTCTTTGACTATTTTGTCTCTGTTAGGATGTATTACAGGATAAGCAAAGTTAGAATTAAAATCACTTAGTTCTGTGCTTGGTTTCCAATAATTATTTTTGACTAATTTTTGATATGTTAAATAATTATATTCTCTTTTCAAACCCCAACCATCAAGCTTATCGATTTGACTTAAACCTATGTATGCCTGTAAATCTGTAGCTCTGACATTAAAACCTTGATAATAAAAAGTATAGAGTGCATTAAAAGTAGAAACATCCCAATCTCGTTGTAACTCAATTTGTTTTTCAGTATCTAAATCCCTATCCCATCCATGAGCTCTTATTGATATTAATATATCATATAAATCTTTATCATCAGTTGAAACAAACCCACCTTCAATTGTAGAAATATGATGACCAAAATAAGTTGAAAAACTTGACATCTTACCAAATGTTCCTAACTTAACTTGTTTGTACTTACACCCCATTGATTCACAAGTATCCTCTAGTAATATAACATCATACTTTTCACATAATTCTACAACCTTACCCATTTCAGGAACTAAACCTAAAACTGAAACAAACATTAGAGTTGATGGAGATTCCTCTTTAAATATCTTTTCTAAATGTACCAAATCAACTGACAAATCTCTCTTATTAGAGTCACACAAAATTGGTTTTAATCCCAACTGCATGACTGGTGCTAAATCAGTAGCCCAAGCAACAGATGGTACTACCACCTTATTGTTCTTTAAATATTTACCTTGCTGTAATGCTGATAACATTATTAGATTAGCAGAAGAGCCTGAGTTGACATATACAGAATACTTTCTCCCTAACCAATTAGAGTATTTCTCTTCTAGTTCTAATGTTACAGGTCCTTTAGTTAGTCTTGGATATGTTTTTAACCAATCAATTAGTTTATCTATATCATTCTTATCTATTGTATCTTTTACTAAATAAATTTTGTCCATTTAACTTATAACTCCACTTATATAATTTTTAATATCTTTAGTTGGATGCCAACCAAGTTCTTGATTTGCTTTTGTATAATCAGCCAAAGTGAATGGATACTCACCGTTTCTTGCTGGTATGTATTCTTTAGGATAATCTTTACCAAACATATCTGCTAACTCATTAATTGAAAAGTTCGTACCTCTACCTAATTCATAGGCTTGACCACTTGATATAGGATTATCTCCTAACAAACCAGTACCACATCGAACTATACCATCCACAATATCATCTATGTGAGTAAAATCTCTTCGTTGTTTCCCATCTCCGGTAACAGTTAGTGGTTTGTTTTCACGATATTGTTTTTCAAAAATACCCACAACCGTGGCATACGCTCCATCTTCTAATTGATGTTCGCCATAAACATTATAAAATCTACAAATAGCAGTTGGTAAGTTATACACTTTATTATATAATTCACAAAGCTGTTCTCCACCATATTTTGACCAAGCATAAGGACTACCCCATAACCCGTGATGAAGTGTACTTGAACCAGCAAAAACTACAGGTGTTTCATTATCTCTTGCCCACTCTAATGTATGTAAAGCACTATTGAAATTATTTCTTATTGTCTTTAATGGATTTTTTAAAGATGGTTGTATTCTAGCCAAAGCAGCTACATTAACTATCAAATCAAATTCAAATTCTCTCCAATAAGGATATGTACTGTGATCTACATAAATACCTAACATATGCTCACTTGCTAAATCATACTCGTGATAAGTACAACCATCTTGATGATTGGATTTAAAACCAGTAGAGTAGTTATCTACAGCATGAACCTCATGTTTGTCTTTTAATAATCTTTTTATTAAGTTAGTACCGACAAATCCAGCACCACCTGCTACTAATATCTTCATTTAAATTCCTTAAAGTTTTGCAGTTATTTCTTCATTGTAAAATTTATTTTGTTCTACTTGTCTTTCTATCGTTTTAGGATGGGTGATAGAATACTTTTGTTCCTGTGGTAAATGAGCATAGGTCTGAAAACCCGTTAGTTGTTCATGAACAGGTTTTTCCCAACGAATGTTTGGTCGGTTACGAAAGATACGACCTTGCCAATCAGGATAGTTTATCCATCCTTTTTCATTTATTTGATACCCATACATCCTACAATGTTCTTCCGTTATACCTTCTACAGTATTTATTCTTGGAACAAAGATTAAATCAACTTCATTACCCTCAAGTATATCGTGTATATCTTTCATGAACCAATGAGATATCATTTCATCAGCATCTAAGTTAAAACTATAATCACCAGAACACATACCTTTAAGATAATTTTTTTGACTAGCAAAATCTTTCAATAAATTTCTTTGGTCTAACTTTATATCTGTAGTAGATGAATAATAATCTAATATAGCTTTCGTCTTTTCATTATCAGAATAGTCATCAAGAACCACAATCTCATCTTGAGGTTGTTTATATGATAATAAAGTTTGTAGTAACTTTTCAAGAGTTTCATCTTCGTTATGAACCAACATAGAATAACTAATTTTCACTTGATAAACTCCATGTTTATTTGTGTAACCTTTAGTGAAGTCAACTTAGTAAGTTTATATGACCTATATGATTGCTTAAAGTATTTATCGGCTGATATTACATCACTATAAAATCTTTTAGGTGTCATAGCACTTCTTTTCTTTGGATTAGCAATCTGTAATCTAAAGTAATTTTCTTTTAAACTAATTAAATTTTCTACCTCATCTAATTCTGTTTTCTTAAAATCAGCAACAGTAAATAACTTTTTTAGTTTAGTGGCATTGAGGTAATTCATATTCAACCCCTCTATATTTTTAGTTTCTTTATTAGTATTTAAATAAAGTAAGATAGGTCTAGGATCCTTAACACCTTGTTCAGAATAATTAAAGGTAAGTATCATACCAGGTAGTAACCTACCGACACCTATTGTTTGGATAGATTTAACTATCCGCTTGTTGTTGTATCGATTCGCCAATTGTTATCTCCATTTTTTCTACCATTTTATAAGCACTAGTAAAGTTAGGAACAACCACTTCTGTCTCAGGATCGTGATGGGGGAATATTCTCCATTTTAGCTCTTTTTCTTCTACCATAGGAACTACTTGATAATTTGCTGTAGTAAATACGGATGGTGCCCAAAATCTATCTCCAATCTTTTCACATACATCTTTAAACTCTTGTGGAAATGGATTGTCATTAATATGCTCTTTCATATTATTATTAGAACTATAACCACAACCTAAACATTGCATGTTCTGTTCCCCATCACCAAGTAGTACGAGAGTATCTTCAATGTTTTCTTCCCCTAGATTTTTCATACAAACAGGACATTTTACTCTTAATATAAAATCTTCCATTATGTCACTTTCTTTAGTTTAGGTAGTTTTATTTTTGGTGGTTGTGGACTTTCTCCACTAACTTTTTTAAGTTTAGGTAATTTTAAACCAACGGATTGTGGTATTTCTTTTAAAATATCATCAATTATACCATTGAATTTATTTGACATAGCTTTCAGAGAAAATTCTCTTCTGTTTTTCTTGCCCAAACGAACAGCTTTCTTTTGTATTAGTTTTCTTTTCTTATGAAAAGTTCTAATCTTTCTAACCACATCCGCTGGATTTACATCAAACCATTTAGATGGTTCTACAATGATATTTTCCCAAAGAACTGATTTCGGAACTGGTTTCACAAAACCATCAATCAACATAGATTCTGAATCTGTAAGAAAGTCAAGATGACCACTCCACTTACTAGCAATTACCGGTAAGTCACAACAAGTAGCCTCTAACATCGGTCTTCCAAATCCTTCACCATGTGTACAAGTAATAAAAGCACCAATCTTTGGATGGTTGTAAAGTGTTGACATTTCTTCGATAGTAAAATCACCATGTATTAAATAAATATTAGGTAAGTCTACGCCCTCAAACATATCTTTTACCGATTGTATTCTTTTCTTTATATCAACTTTATCAAGAATACTAAAGTTAGCACCATTAGTCTTTAAAACAAGTGCTGGAGCATTAGGGATATTAGAAAAAGCTTTTAAGAAAGACTTTATTAATACTCCAATATTTTTTCTATCTTCACCAAATCCTTGAGTACCCCATTGTCCAACATGAAGATAAGCAAAGTCCTCTGTGATAAGTTCGTTTAACTCATCATATAATATAGGATCGTCTTTCTTTGTCTGATACTTATCTTTTGCATAATAAACATCTGTATCTATTCCTTCAAATAAAACTGATATTGGCTTTTCATTTTTTATAACACCGACTTTTTGTTTTTCTCCATTAGGAGCATCTTGCATCTTATCAAAAACACAACGAGTAAATGTATCCGCTGTAAATTTAGATGGAACTATGTTGAAGTTCATTCGGTTCATACCTTCTAAAAATGCTGGTGAAACAACATCTGTCTCTACCCCAGCGGTTATTCCGATATTAACCTTAGCGCCACTAGCAAACTCATTAGGTATTCTAACATCAATAAGAATATCCGGTTGACCTTGTATTTGGTCTTGTGTAACAAAGCTATTCAGTAACTTCTGATGTCTTTTTACTTCAGGACGTAAGTGATTTCGTGGTGTGTTTCCCCACCTAACATCAATACATTTAATATCCAAATCATCTCTATCCATAATAGAATAATAGATTGAACGAGCATGGTCACCATACCCACTACGAGTATTAAAAGGTGCAATCATTACTACTGAGCGTTTCATACGGCCACCATCGTGTATTTTGGTTTTGGTTTCCAATTATCAAATGCTCCATCCATAGAACTAATAAACTCTTGTCCCATAGCTTTTGATACCATTAGATTTTCTTTACAGAACTCAGTTCCTAATGAACCAAGTCTTTTTCTTTCTTCTCTATCCATGTCGTATAATGTTCTTAACTGAACAGAAGCATCTTCTGGTTGACATCTATCATCAAAGATATAAGGAGTCATAGGTGAACCTTGAAGTGAACGATTAGTTGGATAAACAGGAAATACCCACTCACCATGTTCCGTATAAGTTCCCTTATGATTAGAACCTAACTCAACATAATCTTCAGGTGTTAAAAACTTACCATCTTTCTTAAAACCACATTGATCTTGTAGACCACCTGTAACATTAACAATAATTGGTGTTCCAACGGTAAGAGCCTCAGCACTACCTAATCCAAAACCTTCGTTACTAGCTAAGTTAATGTAAACATCAGCAGAGTTAAATAATAAATTCATGTCATTATCATCAAACGGTTTATTCTCTGTATTGTAAGTAAAACAAACATCATACTCAGGACATAGATGTCTATGAACTCTTGGTAAGTCTGTTCCGTTATCGTCTACAGGAGAACAATGAAATACCAATACACACTCTTCTCTCTGTTCAGGTGTTAAACCATCCATAAAGTATTTGTATGCCAATAAAACATCACCAGGTTGTTTTCTTCTGATGTTCCTATTACTATAAAGTATCTTAAACTTCTTATCAGCAATACCATGTTTAGCATCAAAATCCAATAGTGAAGTATTATCATCTTCTATCTTATGAAATCTTCTATTTGATATACCATGAGGTACATAAGTTATCTGCCAGTCTTCGTAATGAGGTAATAATCTTTTATTGATACCATAAGTTTGTTTTGATATACCCATCAATAAATCAGAACTCTTGTAGTAGTTTGTATTGTATTGAGGATCTGGTAAATCATCCCATATATTATAATAAAAGATAGGTATATCTCTACGGATTTCTGCTTCCATGTTATAGAACCAAATCCAAAAACGAGGATCGGTATAGTGAAGTATAGCATCTGGTTTTTCTATTTCCATAACTTGCCTAAGTAAATCTTCATTACCATACCCACTAACTGGATATATTCTAAGATAACCATCTTTTATACCAAAATCCTTTTCAAGATTAGCGGACATATCAACAATCTTACCCTCTTCAGGATGTTTTATAGCTCCACCCATCTGAACCCAATCATATTGATGTAATGTCTCAAATACGATATCTTTAGACACCGTAGCTACTCCACTATGCATCCGTAAATCATCGGACATCAATAAAATCTTTTTCTTAGCCATTTATAACTCCTTTAGAACCACCATTGATAGTAAAATATTTATTTAAGATAGATAGCTTATCATCATATTCAGCCATAATCTCTAACTCTTTTTCTATTGTTTCCATAATATCAGAATGTTCTGCAACACCCACGCCATTTTCTAATAAATTTTCTACATTTATTCTATGTTTTTCAATATGTGCTTTAAAATGTAATTTACTAGCTTTAATTAAATCACCTCTCATTAAAACTGACTCCCACTTATATGAAGATGGTCATACGTTTCTATCTTTTCTTTGATAGTATTATCGTGTATGTATTGGTCAATAGAACGATTAACTAATTTTTGTAAATTCATTGATGAGTTGACAGTCTTAAATTTAAATTGTTCATATAATGATTTAATTATTTTTACGGATGTCAACTTTGTTAAAGTATCTTTTTTCATAACCTATTCCTTGTATGTAACTAGTATATATAAATATATGTATTAATTAATAACAAGGTAGTTTTTTCCAAATTTCTTAGCATAATTTATGGTTGACATAGAACCTTTTGACTCTACACCTCTTGGAATGAAAGCAACTATGTAATTAGAGTAAGCAGCTATTATTTTATTCCTAGCATAATAGTTTTTAACATTGTATGGTTTTCCATAATCTCCTTTATTCTTAGGACAATAGATATTCCAATTCTCATGAAAAGGTGGGAACTCTTGATATTGTAATCCTAATTCAAGAGCATATTTCTTAGCGTAATTATCAGCGCCTGTTTTACAACCACCACTAACTATTATCGTATCAGAACCCTTTTCTGTTTTCAACTTAAAGATAAACTCTTTTATCTTTCTTCGGTTTTCGTACTTACGACTTCCTACTATTCCTACCTTTATAGGATTTTTCCCCATTCACAATGCTCCGTATTATAAAATTCACAAAATTTACAAGGTTTACCTGGCTTAGCTACATAATTTCTTTCTAACAAATAGTTTCCCTTATCATCAAAAACACCCTCTCTAAACTCCTCTAACTTAGTAATAACCTTGTTGATACTTGGAACTCCATTTGCTGGTTCAAACTTCTGTAATCTAGTTATAAGAAAATCAGAGTTCTTTGCTATCTTTCTTTTTAATATAAGAAACATCACATCAATCTTATCTAATGGAACATCGAATAGTTCAGAATAAAACTTCTTGTAAATCAATAACTGAGATTTCTTGTTAAAGTCTTTCTTCTGAAAATCTGTCCAACCACGAGTAGCAGTTTTAAGGTCAATGATTACTATCTTACCAGATATCTTATTTCTTATTACAACATCCAAATATCCCATCATCTCTACACCCTCTTGGACATCTTTAAGAATTGGAACTTCTATACCAACTAATTCCCAATTTTGTTTCATAAAGTACTTGTTACGATACTTTCTGAAATGTTGTATTATAGCGATACCATCTTGATAGAACTCTGTCATCTCATCTTGTGTACACGGTAAGACTCCGTTACTCTCTTTTATCTTAGTAAACTCAGTAACCATCTCTTCTTTTAATCGAGACTCCATATTAAGTTTATCAGCAGCAACAATAGATTTGTTGTACATTACCGATAGATATTCTTGTATTACGGTGTGCATTGCTGTTCCAAAAAGAGTATGTATGTTACCAACGAAAGTTCCTAACTTATCTATATAACGAAGTTTCCATTTAAGGTTACAATCACTATAAGTGGTAAACTGACTATGTGATATATGTGCCATTAAATAATCTCGTCAATCATTCCGTACTCTAAACAAGTATTAGCATCCCAAAATAAATCATGTTTTAAAATCTCGTTAAGTTTCTTCATAGGAATCTTAGTGTATTCTTTATAGATGTTCTTGATACTCTTCATCATTAAATCTAAGTTCTGTTTCTCATCTTCAAAGTTAGAGTATGTTCCCCAAAATGTTGAAGATAATTGATGAACTAACATATAAGAGTTTCTACTCATATATCTTTTTGTTCCAACTACTGAAAGAAAAGTAGCAGCACTAGCAGAGAATCCATCCACATAAGTATGAACAGGAACTTTACTCCTTAGTATCGTATCCATAGAAGCAATACCACTTACTATATTACCACCACCAGAGTTTATAAACAATTTAACAGGTGGTGCTTCCATATCAAGATTATATGATAACGTTAGAGCTTTTGCTTCTAACTCACCCATCTTTTTATTTAACTCACAACAAGCATTTCTGTTGACACCAGAGTAAAAATAAATCTTATTATCTTGTACTGATATGTGTTTTTCATTAACCTCTCCACCAGCTTTTCTTGGTGTCGATGTCTTCTTTTTTACTCCCCAATGTCTTTCCATTATTTACCCCATTTACCGTTTTTAACAATTGTTGCCATTATACCATAATTAGATACATCTAAATAAGCATCTTCCATCGGCTCACCTTGAACTGCATTATCCCTACCACTCATTAGTAAAGTTTTAAGTCTCTGTATCTTATCATTCATACGAAACCATAAACCAGTAAGTGATAGATGTACTTCTTCTTCGGTCTGTAATTGCGTTCCTACAGAAATATTACCAGGACCATAATCATGCTGTTTTTTAAGAAATAGTTCATATTGTTCTTTTTGTAATCTTCTGAACTCTTTTGTCATTTCAGGCCATTCTTTTTCCATTTGTTCTACAATTGGATGAATGTCACTAGATATGCCAATTTGTCTTTCCTTTATGTTCATTATAACCTCTACTTTATGATTAAATGTGACAGTTGTAATATAATAATAATAATTGATAAAAACAAGGAAATAATTGTCCTTGTGTCTGGCGTTTCGTTTAATAATGTAAAAGTTAATATAGCAAAAACCAATGTCCCCATACCAAATCCTATAGGTCTAACATACCAGTAGTTATTAAAATATTCATAGTACCACCGAGTTCCATAATAAAAACATAGACTAATTGGAATGCCACCTATAATAACCCACCAAATACTTTTTGCCCACTCATATTTAAACTGACCTTGCATATGAAACCAAGCTATTATATGACCAATTAAAGATATACCAAGTCCCATCCATAATTTACTCATTTCACACCCATTTTTTTTATTTCTTTTTCTGTCTTACCATACTTTGTTAGTAAAGATTTTAACTCAACATTAGTCATTAAGTTATAATATTCACCAGCTTGTATCTTACTAACCTCGAAGTATTCTCGAATAAAAGGAACAACCTTTTCGTTGACCTTTGTTTTCTTACCACTAAGATATCTAAGATATGTTTTCTTATTTGGAAGTAAGGAACAATAAAACTTGTAAACAGCAGAATGAGGCATTACTTCAATTGTTAGTCTCTGAAAGTGATTAACAATAGGTAAGAAATCATTATTCATACTTAAATAACGATTAACCATAAATGGACTAAACTTCTTTTGTTCCTCTTCCGAAAAACTATCCCAAGGTCTTTTCTTGGTAAATAGTTCATCAATCCACTTAAATAAGTTCATCTAATTCCTGTAGTGGTAACATCTCTCCACAATTTCCACAATTGAAAACTTGAATTGGAGCGATAACTTCTTTACCAGTAGGTGAAACGATAGCAGATATTCTTTTGATTACATATCCTTGTATAAAGATACTATTCTCACACTTCTGACATTTCATCGTATCAGCGTCTTTTAGATCAACTTGAACTTGCTGTTTAGGAAGTGGTTTCATTGGTTTTGTACTCATTGTAGTCTCCTAAGTATGTTAGAGATGGTAGCCATAAAGTTTATTTCTTTATCTACGACCAACACATCTTGATATGAACCATTTGATA